TGCCTATTCTCTGATATTTTAGTGACATAATTTTCTGGAATAACTTTAAGAACATCTAAATAATGTCCTCTTGGCCCAAAAGGTGAGCAAGGTTTTTCTGGGCCTCCTGGGCCAAGAGGACATTATTTAGATGTTCTTAAAGTTATTCCAGAAAATTATGTCACTAAAATATCAGAGAATAGGCAAAGAATAGTTAATGAAAACTTTACTCTTGAAGGTGAAAATTCAGAGATAATAATAAAAGGAGAAAATGGCGAATTAGTCATTTTGTAATTTATGGGAATAATCACAGTAAAAGAAAGAAGTGCAATGCCGTCAATACCAGATACAGGGTTTTGGAAAATATACCCTAAAAGTGATGGTCTTTACATGTTAGACGACGCTGGGAATGAAACACTTATAGCTCTTGGTAGTACAGGCACATGGGCAGGAAATTCTTTTTCAACTTACTTTGACGGTCTAAATGACTACGGTATTGTAACGCATCACTCTGATTTTAATTTTGATAAAACATCTCCTTTTAGCATTTCCATATGGGTTGATATGCATTATGTGCCAGGCGCTGCACAGATGTTTTTTGATAAGTTAGATAGAGCGGTTTCTTCTTTTGCTGGGTACAACTTTTTTATTAACAGTACCGGAAATATTAATTTTCAACTTGTTTCAGATAGAGCAACTAATGATCAAATTCAAATGTCAACTAATACCGTTGTTTTTAACCCAGGGTTAAACAAAAAACACATTGTTGCAGTATATGACGGCTCTAATACCCCAAGCGGGTTTAAAATCTATGTTGATGGGGTTTCATATTCACTTACACAAGTGTCAGGAGGGGCATCAATTTCAGGGAGCATACAAAACACTCAAAACATAAACTTAATGTCACTTGTTGATATTTCAGAGTTTAGTGCTGGGCGAATGGATGAGGTTTCATTTTGGGATGTTGCTTTAAGTTTAGCGGAGGTTACAGAACTTTACAATTCTGGAAATTCCTTTGATTACAACACTCACTCCCAAGCAAACAAGCAAATACTATGGTTGAGGATGGGAGATGGAGATAGCTTTCCAATACTAACAGACCGCGCCTCTGCAAGCGGTTATTCACAACATGATGCAATTCTATACAATATGAATAGTTATCAAATTAGATATTCACCGGTGGCATAATGAATGTATATTTTATGATTAAAAAATCAGATTACCAGGCAATGACAGAATTAGAACGTTACAACATTTGGAAGCATACTTATGCAAAAAAATGTTGCGATTGTCCTGTCTTCATTAACAAGAATGACGATTTAGAATATGTTTTGTTTGAGGGTGATGAAAAAGAAGTTAAGAAGATTTCTTCAGTAGCTCTTTCATTCTATACAGTAGATGAAATAAGAGCATTGATAAAACCATCAGAAAACACAGAGGTGTAATACATAATGATTGTTGAAACCGGTAAACCAATTCCTCTCAATATTGTAACACCCGGTGATAAGGATCTATTAATTAAAGCAGACCTTAGAACTATGGATGGTAAGAGGATTGAAAAAGACATAGAGCTAAAAAAAATAAATAAAAATCTATATCTTAATACCGATCATTTCATGCCCGCCATTACAAAAATTATGGCCATATACTATATATTTGAAAAAAATGGTAAAAAAGCAAAGGACTTTGAACCAACTCAGGACATATTTGAAAACCCAATGAGTAATTATAGGGAGTCGATGTTAGATGATTGACCCTAAAGACATTAAGGGCCTTAAAAGAAAGCTCAATACAATGGCAAGAAGAATAAATAAAGAGGTTGATGTATCTCTGCAAGACTGGGCCATTGGCATTCACAAAGAGATTATAAGACTAATAAGATCAAAAAGTCCTGGGGTTAGAGTTAATAAAGGTGTAGGCACTCATGTTATTTCAAAACCTGGTTATCCTCCTAATTGGGATACGGGTCAATTGGCCAAGAGTTATCAGTTTAAAATTGAAGATATTGGAAATATGACAAAGGCGACAGTAGGTTCAAGATTAAATTATGCAGCATATCTTGAGTTTGGTACAAACAAGATGGGGCCTAGACCTCACTTGAAACCAGCTTATGAAAAAATAACTGAGAAAATAGAAAAAAGATTAATAAGTAGAGTTGAGAAAATTTTAAAAAACCTTTAGGATTAAGTTATGGCAGTTGACATAATGCTTGATGTTCAGAAAGAAGTATATGATTTGTTAATAGCAGATGCGGGCGTAGATGCATTAGTCAACAATAGAATATATGACAATATACCTGAGCAAGAAACTTTTCCATATATAGTTATTGGCAGAAATGATACATTTGATGACCATGGTTCACATACAACAAATGGTTTTTCAGGTGATTTACAAATAGATGTTTGGGATAATGGGCGTGGAGCAAAGACTACAAAGCAAGTTATGGCAGCAATATATACCGTATTGCATAAAACTGAATTAACAATCACAGGTCACTCAACTATCAATTTAAGAAGGGCATCAACATCAACTCTTATCGAAGATGATGGAGTGACTTATCATGGAATATCAAGATATACTTTTATTATAGCTAACTAAGGAAGGAGAGACATCATGGGAGAACAAGCAGGCAAAAATCTTTTATTAAAAATTGGGGCATCACCCGCACTTAAATCTCAACTGGTAATTCAAAATTTAATTTACCGCGCAAAAACAGCAGGTGCAGCAGGCAACAATACAACAATTGAATATAGTGATAGCGGTACAGGTGGTCTATCTATCTCAGTTGCATCAAGTGCTATTGATGTTGATTTTGGAGGTGATACACCAACAGCAGCACAAATAAAAGCAGCTATTGATGCAGATGGATCAGCTAGTGCACTAGTTGATGTTGCTTATCTTGGATTGTCATCTACCGTACAAGTAGCAACCGTAGCAGCAACAAATCTAGTCGATGGTTTTGACGCAGTTTCAAGTGTAACAACCGTTGCAGGGTTAAGATCTAAAGGATTAACAATCAACAATGAAGCGATTGATGTAACAAATCATGATAGCAATGAGTTTAAAAAGTTGTTAGATGAGGCGGGCATCAGGTCATTTGCTATGACAGGCAGTGGTGTTTTCACAGATGATAGTGTCCTGAGAATTACAAAAAGACTTGCTATCGATGGAAAAATAATTAAATGGCACGTTGTTGATACACTTAATAGTCTTCAATACATCGGTTTTATGAAGATAGTATCTGTTGAGAAAGCTGCTGAGTACAATGCAGAACAAACTTACTCAGTATCACTTGAGTCAGATGGTGAAACTATCTTGGCACCGGTGTAACATGCTTGGCCCTAGATGTGACATGAGAATAACCTTATTGGGTAGGTCTTACATGCTAAGGCCTACCTTCGAAGGTATAGCCGAAACCGAGCAAAGGGCATGTATTGGTATTTCAGGGTTAGCGGTTAGGCTTTCTTTAGGCACTGCTGGATTGGTTGATGTAGCATCAATCATTTATGGTGGGATGATTGGATATTATGGAAAACCACCATTAACCTTTGAAGAGTTAGGGGATGCAATTATTGAACATGGTTTTGATAAAATCATGATACAATGTGGGGATTTCATAGTAGGTGCATCAACAGGTCAACCACCAAAGAAAGAAAAAAAGGATGAGTACATCCCTAAAAAAAAAGTGAAGAAAGAACAAAAAGATTTTGGAATGACCGCTTAACGCCCGAGTATATAAAAAAAACTCTCAAGGATTCGAGGGAAACAATGTTAAGAGCTTTCGACACATCAGTAAAACACCTTAATATTCAACCATCGAATTTTTGGAAAATGACTCAAGCAGAGTATTTATATCTTATAAGTGATCATGGTCCAGATGCACCAATGCTTAAAGATGAACTTAATGACTTAATGGAAAAATATCCGGATAAATAATGGCAACAACGATTGAAGAACTTGCAGTCAAATTCACAGCAGATACAGCGGATCTTAAAGTCAAAATGTCTGAGATGACAAACGCTGTTAAAAAGTCTAGCAAAAAAGTTACTGACTCCACAAAAAAGATGCATGAGGATGTTAAGAAAAATACTTCTTTAATGTCTAGGGCATTTGGTACAATGACGGGATTTATAGGTAGTCAAGTAGTTTTAGGAGCATTCAATAAATTAAGTTCTGTAATGTCTGCATCTTTTCAAAGAGTCAGAGAATTTGGCAGAGGTATTGCTGAGGTAAATACATTATTACCAAGAAATCAAAAAATAACTGAACAAACCACAAAAGAATTTTTAAGATTTTCTGCTGCGTATGGAAAAACTCAACAGGAGCAAGTTGGTGCTTTCTATGACATTGTTTCAGCGGGTGTTAAAGGCACGTCAAATCAATTGCAAGTATTGAAGCAGGCCAACGAGTCTGCCGTTGCTGGCCTTGTAGATGTTAAGACGGCAGCAGATGTTTTGACAAGTTCAATGAACGCATATTCAAGTGCAGGTCTTACTGCGTCTCAAGCAAGTGATGCTTTATTCTTTGCAGTTAGAGAAGGTAAAACAACATTTAACGAATTATCATCTAGCATGGGTAGAGTGGCACCGATAGCACAATCTGCGGGATTAACTTTTAACGAATTATCTGGATCGATTGCATTTCTAACCAAGTCAGGGGTAGCAACAGCAGAGGCCGTAACTGGTGTTAGAGCTATTCTTGCATCTCTTATTAAGCCATCAGCAGAGGCGGCTAAAACTGCAAAAGATCTAGGGTTAGAATTTAGCACAGGTGCGCTAAAATCAATGGGCTTTGCTAAGTTTATGGAGCAAGTCAAAATCAAAACAAATGGCGCAACCGAGGCCATTGCAAAGTTATTTCCTAATCTCGAGGCCATTGGCCCAGTTACAAATATTTTAAATGGTGACTTTAAAGAATTTAATAGAATATTGAACGACTCAACTAAAGTAATGGGATTAACAAAAACTGCTGCTAGTGACATGAGGAAATCCCTAGATTTTAAATTGAATAAACTAAATGAGAGTTGGAGTAAGTTTACAACTACTCTTATGATGAAACTAGCACCAACATTAAGCAGAGTGACTGACTCTTTTAATTTTTTTATAAAGAAGTTTTTTGGAGATGATAAAGAGAAAAAGATTGTTAGTTTAAATACAAAGATGGGTGAGCTGTCTACTGGCCTGTTACGTCTTCAAGAAAAATTGAAAGTAGCCAAAAGTGGTAAAAGGGGTTTTTTTGGTAGGATGTTTGGAGAGTCAGCAGAATCGATACAAAAAAGAATAGATGAAATCAATAAAAAATTTAAGGATCTTGAACAACAAAAAACAGCATTACTCAGACCGGCCAAAAAAGAAGAGTCGATAATTCCAAATGTAGCAGCGACAAAAGGACCAAAACCCGCAGGGGTAAAGCAAGAAGATGCTTCAAAACCTATGCTTGCATCCATTCCTACGCCCGAAGAAATTAATGAGAAATATGCTGCAGCAAGTGAAACATTGGCAGAATGGCGCGAAGCTGACTTAATAACAGATGAAGAATATTATAATCAAAAACGTGAATTAGAATTAATGAGGTATCAGCAAGAGCAAGAAACCTTACAAAATCAGTTGAATTCTAAAGCAATTACCGAAGATCAATTCAAAAATAATAAAGAGAAACAAGAGCATAAACATAACATCAAAATGATGCGAATCAAAAATAAGCAGGTTGCTAAAGAGAAAGAATTAGAACGAAAGAAAAATCAAGAGATATTAGCTGGAAGAAATACATTTTTAAATTCTTTAGCAACCTGCTTATTTTTGATTCGCATCATTTTGATGTTATGTTTATGC